GGTGGCTTCTGCACAGCGACGTTCTCCGGATGCTCGACCACAAACCCAATCGCAATCAACGGAACGCCACACGGACAGGGAACCGCAATCGGCAACGCCACCAGTCAGGCACAAGGTTTCAACTACTACTGGCAGCCTGGGCAACTTCTTCTCGGTATGACTGGCGCACCTACGTTCTCAACCACGCCACCTTCTGGTGGTGGCTGGGGAACTTCTCCCTACAACCTGCCAAACAATGACACAGTGGCTACCTACGTCACCGGCTCACGTCAGTCAGCCATCACCTACCAAATCGCCACCTATCCGCAAACAACAAGTGGTGGCGCACTGGGCTTCTGGCAGTCACCGGCAGCGACTACCGGCATCAACATCTCGGTTGCACTCGGTCTGGTCATCAACCCTGCCACGACCACGAACAGCACCAACTTCCTAGAACTTCTGTAAGGAGACCCAATGCTGGGCGCAAACTATCTAGGCGCACCATATCTTGGGCAGGCCTACGCAGGACTGACACAGTTCACTGCCACTGGATCACTAACTGGCTCCTTCTCTGGTTCTGCCACAGCCACTGTCATCTACCCAGCCACTGGCTCTGGCTCTGGCTCATTCAGTGGTGCAGGAACTGCGACCCTAGAGGCCACAGGAAACTTGGCAGGCTCCTTCTTGGGCTCTGCAACTGGTGTCCCTGTATATCCAGCCACTGGTGCGCTCAGTGGAATGTATGCAGCATCAACTGCCGACTACTTGGTGGTTCAGGCTGCAGGAGCCTATTCCTTCTCAGCCACTGGGTCAGCAACCTACACACTTGCTGGGACTGGTTCTGCCACTGGGTCATTTGCTGGTGTGGCAATTGCCAGAGTGTCTGCCACTGGCTCTGCCACTAGCTCATTCTCAGGGAGTGGAACTGGGACAAATTTCTACCCAGCTCATGGTGCAGGAACCTATGCATTTGCTGGGTCTGCATCAGGCAGGGCAATCCACCCATCACCAGGTGTGGTGGAAGGAACCTTCTACTCTGCCCATGTCAGAGGGACTACTTATCAAGCAGTAGTTGAGGGAACCGCCTATTCTGGTCATGTCAAGGGGACTGAGTATCAAGCAACAGTTGAATCAACGGCATATTCCGCAAGCGTGAGAGGAACCACCTACCAATGAGCAGTTCATACACCTTCTATCAGGGAGCCACTCTTAGGCTCACCACTCAGGACTACCCATTCACCAGCATCACTGGCACTGCTGTGAATCCTGATGTGGTCACTCTGCAGGTCTCTGTGCAGGGACAGACTGCCCAGACCTACACATGGACAAATCCCACTGGTGATCCCACTGGAACCATCATCCATGACAGCACTGGTGTCTTCCATGCAGACCTCTCCACCACCAACCTTGCTGGTGTCTGGAATGTCATCTGGTCAGGTCAGCCCTCCAGTGGCATGGATACCACCAAGACCTCTGCTGTGTGGCAGGGAGAAATTACAGTTTCCCCAGTTGGGTTCTGATAGCGTCAGGGCTGTGGATAACTGAGGAGGGAACAATGTCCATAGACCTGTCAGAGTTCAGAACCAATATCAGGGTGAAGCCCTGCATTGTGTCACGTTGGAGCGACAAACTTCCAACTGAAGATCAAGAAAAATTTCAGGCTGCACTAGAGACTTTAGACATCAGCACATCTGCCATCTTTAGGTGGGCTGAGCAGCGCAATGCTGACTTCAGGCTCAATGCAATGATGTTGCACCGCAGAAAGAATTGCGCGTGTCAGCGGATTTGAGCGAGTTCGACCAGCGACCTGAAAAGGTTGTGCGCTCCTCGGTGGAGGTTGGTGCTGATGGTGGTGAGTTCCAAACAGGGGAAATGAGCCAACCCATCCAGCTGGCTTCTGACTGGGATGCAGTCCTGAAGGGATTTGGTCTTGATCCTGCAGAGTTCTTTGTGGTGGATGACACTGTGAGGATGTCCAAGTGGCAACAGTCCAAGAGGACTGAATCTGGGGACAGAGACATTGTGTGGCTTTACTCCTACAAAGCCAGGTTTGCTAGGCGGTCACCACAGGCTAGTGAGACTGACATTGAAGAGCTCAAAGCCAAGATTGACAAGTGGAGGCCCAAGCCACAAAAGCCCACTGAGGTGAGTGGTGAGCCCTGCACATTCCTAATTTCGTGGGCCGATTGGCAGATAGGGAAAAGTGAACAGGGTGGAGTTGAGGCCACTGTTGAGAGGATTCAGGAGTCTTTCAACAACTGCCTGGTGAGGCTCAAAGAACTGAAGAAGCTGGGCAGGAACATTGAAAAAGTTGCCATCTTCAATCTCGGAGACCCTTCTGAGGGTTGCGACAATAACTATGCAAGTCAGAGATTCACAGTCCAGTTGAACCTGAGAGCCCAGTTGAACTTGGTGCTTGACCTCTGGACTCAGGGACTGTCTGCACTCCAGCCAGACATCTTTGCCAGTGTGCTTTGCAATCATGGAGAGTGGACTAGAAATGGTGGCTCCAAGCCAGTGACCTCAGACTCTGACAATGTTGGAGGCTATCTAGGGGACACACTCCAGAGAATCTTTGCTGGGCAGGACAGCCCATCTGAGTGGCACATTGCCCATGATGAGATGGTGCAGATGATCACGCTGTCTGGAGTGGATGTTGCCATCACTCATGGTCACAAGATTTCAGGCAAAGAGTTTGAGTGGCTCAGAGGCCAGTCCCAGAAACTGCAATATGAAACTGGGGTCATGCCCAAGCTCTGGGTCACTGCCCACAGGCATCACCTAGCTGTGGATGACTTTGGAGCATTCTGGAGGTTCCAGTGTCCCAGCATGGATGGTGGCTCCAAGTGGTTCACTGACATGACTGGCAAGTGGTCTACAACTGGAACACTGACCATGCTGGTGGGCAACCATGACAAGCGTGGCTGGTCTGACATGGCTGTTCTGTAATGTCCAAAGGTTGAACGAACAGAAAAGGGTTGGGTGTAGTCTCGTGACCTATGGCTCAACTTATCTATTTGTGTGACCACTGTTCCAAGATGGTCATCCTAAGTCGGGGGTCTCTTGCAGACATCCCATTCAACAGACTGCCAAACTTGGTTCTCCAGGCTGACAGTCACAAGTGCAGTAAGAAAGAAGCAGCATGAACAATTACCAGAAGAACATTGTCCGCACCTTTGTGCCAGTGCTGGTGGCCTCAGTGGTCGCTTGGCTGACTAAGGCTGAGAAGCACCTGACTCCAGCAGAGCTGGCAATTGTGCTTCCATTGGGATCAACTATTTACTATGGAGCCATTCGCCAGTTGGAAGTGAAGTTTCCCAAGTTGTCTTGGTTGCTTGGTGCTTTGCCAGTTAAGGCTGCAGGCACTCTGCCACCTGCCAAGTGAGTGAGATGCCACAGCCCGGTGACATTGGGTTTGCTCACAGTGATGGCATCTTTGGCAAACTGATTCGCTTTGGTGAGCGCATCAGGTGGGGAGAGAACCCCAGTCACTGGAACCATGCATTCATTGTGGACAGGGTTGTGATGGAGGGAACCATTGAAAATGGTGATGTCAAGTTCATCACTTACATCATTCAAGCCGAGCCCTCTGGTGTGACCAATGACAAGCGCATTGAGTCTGTGGGTGCTTACACCTTGATAGAGCCATTCCCCAGACAGTCCAGATCACAGATTCTGGAGTTTGCCAGAGCCCAAGTTGGCTCCAAGTATGGCTGGGCAACAATCATCTCTGTTGCCATAGACATCATCACGCCGAACTGGTTTCCAAGTTTCCGCAGGGCTGGGACATTCATTTGCTCTGCACTGGTTGCTGAGTCACTGAGGTTTGGTGGATGGCTTCACAGCTGGAAAGACATCTATACAGTCACACCAGCACAATTATTTGAGGCTTACACAAAAACCGAATAAACTAACAAGTGACTTGCACTGCAATTTCTTTGTAGACATTTCATTTTTCTTTCCTCAGAAAAATACAAAGCCCACTGGCTTCTGGCAATGATCAGAGCCAGTGGGCTTTTGTATTTCCCAGCAATTTCAAGGGTTGTAGCGTTGCCAAAAAATATTTCTGAAATGACTTGCAAAGTGTCCAACAGTTGGACAATAATGAATATGTCACCAAGTGGTGATGAAGTGAGTGTTCCTGAGGAGGAAGAAATGGCAACAAAGAATGAAATGAAAGACAGCGCAGAGAGGTCGGCGTTGATGAAGGCTGGCTACAAGGCCTACTACTGCACTCGCACTGCGGAGGAACTCGTTGAGATGCCGTTCGCATCAGAAATCGCAGACCGTGAGCAGATTATCGACAGTCGTGGTGTCATCTGGTATAAGCGCACCGCAGAGGAACTTCAGAAAGTTCGTGACTCGTTCGCATCAGCGTTCGCAAAGCACGGACTTACTGGTGAAAATGCAGGCAAGTGATGGGTTTCTGCAAGTGGTGCAAGAAGTATGCAGAGGGCATGATGTTCTCCTTTGAGTTTGTCTGCCTGACCTGCATTGACACAGCCTTTGACTACTACACAAAGAGAGATGAGGAGGTCACATGGCCTTAGCAGAAGGAGTAGTGCTGAGTTCGTGGAACGGCTTTGAGCGTGGTGATGAGGTTAAGGTTGCCCATGTCAGAGGGAAGTTCACGTTTTACTCGGTGAGGCTGGGTGGGGAAGGTGATCCTTTGTGGATTACTGTCATTGGAGGGACATGGCAACATTCCAAATACCGCCACTTCCCACCATCATTAGTAAGCAAAATCAAGCAAAAGAAATTGAGGAGCAATGAGCATTAGAGACACATTGAATGATTTGGGATTCCAGCTGGCTCACAGCGACGAGACCGGCGAGGTTTATGGGAAGCAGGGCAATGGATTCAACATCTATGTCAGTTTGAGTGTTGGTGATGGCATCATCCAGGCGGTCAAGATGCCGGAGAGCGAAGACCAGCCAACCACAGTGATCCACTTCAATCGCACCTGTGATGAACTGGCTGACCTGTTGAGGAAGTGGTCTGGGGATGTCACACCTGCAGTGTTTAATTGAGGAACGGATTGGAAGCAACTTGATTGTCTGGTTGGCTTCCGCAAGGTCTGATGGGATGAGTTATCGGGAGATAGCAAAATACCTGACAGAAGAGACTGGAATCACAGTCTCAAAATCAGCAGTCCACTACTGGCTGCACAACTAAAGAAAGAGGAAGAAACAATGAAGTATCAAATCACGTTGTCGGGAGCGCAGTATGCGACCCTGATGACAGCACTGGCATTCACGGATGCCACACTCCATGAGGGTGAGTTTCACGACCGAGTTGAAGAACTGGTCAAAGACATCACCAGCAATTTTGAGCCACTCATTGAAATCAAGGCTGGTGCATGATGGCTGGGTTCAACCTGAATGACTATGAGCCAGTAGAAGTCCGACTGGCAAAGTTCTGGGAGGAACACCCAAATGGGCGTGTCCTGACTGAACTGATTCATCATGGTGATGGGCAGTTCATTGTGCGCACTGCTTTGTTCCGTGAGGGAGACAACCAGCCATTTGCCACAGGCTATGCAGAGGAACTGGTCAGCACCAGGGGTGTGAACCAGACCAGTGCTTTGGAAAATTGCGAGACCAGCTCAACCGGTAGAGCTTTGGCAAATGCAGGCTATGCGCCGAAGGGGAAGCGACCAAGCAGGGAGGAGATGCAGAAGGTGGAGCGACAGACTGCAAAGGCTCCTGATCTCACTGCCAAGCAGAAGGAGGTCAGGGCTGAACTGCTGAAGTTCCACCCAGAGTCTGCTGACCGCAAGGCTTACTTGGAGAAAATTGCTGGTCGTGTCTTGGCTGGTTTGTATGAACTTTCAGAGCAGGAGTGCGATAGCATTTTGGCAGACCTAAAGGAAAAGGAGACAGCCAATGGCTGATGCAACAATCACACTTGTGGGGAATCTCACCAGAGACCCTGAACTGAAGTTTCTGAACAGTGGCACAGTTGCGGTGCGTTTCAGTTTGGCTGTGACCAAGAAGTGGAAAGACCGCACTGGTGCTGAGCAGGAGCAGACCTCCTTCTTTGACTGCAGTGCTTTGGGGTCTATTGCCCAGAACATTGCTGACAGTTTGCACAAGGGAGACAGGGCTGTTGTCTCTGGCACTCTGGAGCAGCGTTCTTGGGAGACCGACAAAGGTGAGAAGCGTTCCACTGTGGAGGTAAAGGTGGAGGCTTGTGGGCCTGATTTGCGCTGGAACACGGCACAGTCCAGTAAGGGGCTTCAGCAGAAAACGGCTCCTGCGGAAGATTACGGGTTCTAATGGCAACCACTTCAACCGGTGTCCAGGCAATCTTGGATGGAATCCTTGAAAACTATGGGGACATAGAACTGTCAGAGGATGATGCCAAGACCATCTTTGGTGGCAACAAAGCCTGCAAGGTCAAGGATTTGGCTCACTCCAACCTGATTCAATATGCACTGCTTCATGCGCACCTGCAGATTCAGGGACTCATTGCCCAGATTGAACACATGGGAAAACCAAACAGGGCTCAGCGCAGGGCTGCTGAGAAGAAGGGTCTTATCCTCCCCAAATAATCGCTTCCCCTAGCGTGCAGAAGACCGGTTCCTTCGGGAGCCGGTCTTTTGCTTTATGTCAGAAATCAACCTTGACTTGGTTCAGCCAGAGCAGTTAGAGTTCAAGGGTCAGCTGCACAGCGCACTGACAAACTTTTCTGAGGAGGAAAGATGAAGAAGCGCAAGATTAGCCTGGAGCGTGGCAGGAACATCACCCTGTTTGCAGGCATTTGGACATTTGTGGCCATTGAGCTGTGGGGATTTGGTTTCTACTGGGATGAAGTTGATCTCTATGTCTCAGCAATTTCAGCTGGGATTGGCGTGGCAATTGCAACTGCAGTTGGACTGGCTCTGATTTCAGAATGACTTTTCACAACCCACCATGCAAAGGGAAGACTGACCTGTTTTATCCGCAGGACATAGAGGGCAGGGGGAGACCCTTGTATGAGGTCATGGAACAGTTCCACACAATTAAGGAGATGGCAAAAGCCATCTGCTATGAATGCCCATACCAAGAGCCATGCCTGCAAATTGGGCTGGAGTCAGAGTTGTATGGCATCTGGGGTGGAACCACTGCAAAGGAAAGAAAGCAGATGAGGCGTGAGCAGAAAATCAGCCTCAGAAGGAATGTTTCCCTGAACAGACACAAAGCCTGTGGCACTGAAGAGGGATACAGGTATTGCCAAGAGAACGGCTTCTCCTGCAGTGAATGTGTTCAGGCTCACAGCATCTTCCTGATTGGGGAGCCACTGACCAAGACATGGAATCCAGAGGCTGACCACCAAAACTGTGGGACTGAGAAGGCTTATCAGATGCTGGCTCGCAGGGCGCAGAAGCGTGGTGGGAAAGCAGTGGGTCAAGTGGTGAAGTGTGAAGCCTGCAAAAATGCACACAATGCTTTCATGCGTGCCAGATATAGGAGACAGAGGATGTCTGGGATGTAGTTGTCTCTGACAGCCAGACCACTCACTGGGTCAAAGGGCAGTAAGGCTGACTGGCAGCCATTCAGATCATGGTTAATCGGGCTGGTGAGACCGAGGATTGACAGGGGTTAGAGCTCGGTTGGGTCGGTTCACGCCCAAGAACATCTGGGTGAAAAGTTCGATAATCAGGACAAGCCTTGAACCAAGACGGGAGGATGTCCTTGATGAAAAATCAAGTGGTGAAGTGGGGCGAGGTGGGAACTAAGAACCGCACCCAGAGCCCACAGTTCCCATCACTCATCTGCGGATGTTGCAATTGACTCCCCTTTCTAAGCAAGCAGTTCCCAGCAGTCAATCGCCTCAAACAAAGTAAGCAGTTCAGTGAGTGAACTACGCTGGGCTGTGTGAAGTTGGCAACAGAAGACAACCCTCAGAAACCAGATGACTTCCTGCTTTTGATGTGCCACCTCTGGAGGAATGACATCAGTGTGAACAACAACCCAGTGAGAGGGCAACTGACCATCATTGGGACTGCTGATCTGGAGGTTGTGGAGTGGATACAGAAGCACTACCACCAAGCGGCTCACTGGTTGCCTGGCAGATGTGATGGTTGCACAGCTTGGGTTATAGAGAGAACTGAGTCCTACTGGGGAGCCCACCCACACTTTTGCTTTCTTTGCCTGCAGTGGTCAATCCAATACTTTGAGAAGAATGACAGGTGGCCTGAAGGGAACTGGTTCCCTGGTGAGACCTTTTTAGTGGAGGAAATTGAGGATGAAGATGAAGCGTAGTCGCATCAATCCAGTTTCTAAGAAAAGACAAAAGGTCAATGTGGCTCGCAGGATTTTTGTCAAGCGCATCTTGGAGGAAAGACCAGAGTGTGAGGCCATGATTCCCTCCATTTGCCTGCACTATGCATCTGATGTTCATGAGATCATGACCAGAGCCAGAGGCGGTAGCATTTTGATGGAGGACAATGTTCTTGCACTGTGTCGGCGCTGTCACACTTTTGTGACTGAGAATCCAGCCTTCAGCCAAGAGCATGGGTTCACTGTCCACAGCTGGGCAACTAGTGCAGACCTGATAGCAGCAGACAGAGCCAGAGAGGTTTTCAGACGTGATTCGCAAGCGCAGATTTAAGTTAGGGCAGGCAGGCAGTATTTCTGTCTGGTATGTGTCAGAGCGCAGGTTCAGCAGGAAAAGGAAGAAGGACATTAAGCGTAGGGCTCAGCATGATGTCCTGACAGCACTTTTTGAGATATTCCTAGAGAACAACCCAGAAACCAATGACAACTGATCCATTGTTTGGCAAAGCCACCTGGAAGTCCTCCATGCTGGAGAAAGAGTTCCATGAGCAGGTTGCCCATGTCATGAGACTCAATGGCTGGAGTGTCTATTCTGTGCCGGACAGTCGCAGAGTGTCACTGGCTGGTTATCCAGACATAACTGCTTGGAGAGGGAACAGGCTCATCTTTGCTGAGTTGAAGAGGGAGAAGGGGAAGACCTCCCCAGCTCAGGATGAGGTGCTTGGAGAACTGAGACTCATCCCCTGTGCTGAGGTCTATCTGTGGAAGCCCAGTGACTGGGATACGATTGAAGCAATTATTTCTAGGAGGAATGCATGAGTGTCTTGATTGTGTTTGTCATTCTTGGGTTGGGCGCATTCCTGCATTTGGTGAATGAGGGCAAGTGAAAAACTCAGACAGAATGATTCGTGACCGCAGGATTATTGACAAGGGACTGAGCAAACTGACAGATGGTGTGATGCTTGATCTGTGCAGACGTGCTGGAACCAGGGCAGTCAAAGAAGGTTCATCAAGTGGGCCTAAAGGGAAGGGCTCTTATTCAGACCCAACACTTGCAGCTGTGATTCGCATGAATGAAGTGAAGGTCGCTGACCCAGTGTTTGATGCAGTGAGGGACATCAGCAGACTCCTGAATGAGATGGCAAGACTGAGCATGACCATCAATGACTTGGTGCAGTTTGTTCAAGACAATGGTGAGAGGGCAAAGAAAGCCACCATCACTGAGTGCAAAGATTGTGGGCGCATTGTGGAATGCACACCAGCTGACAGGCTGAGGTCAGGGATGTGTGGAGCCTGCTACATGGCAAAGAAGCGAGCCAAAACGCTGTAATTGCAAGAAAATAAAAATATTTTGGGAATGACTTGCATCCTGTCCAAATGTTGGACAATAATGAATGCATCAGCAAAACCTGCTGATAGTTCTGAGGAGGACAAATGGAAGCAACTTGGTATAAGAGCAATGGACACATCTACCACCGCCCAGAGGTTGTGGAAGCAACTGACCAGGACATCATTGACGCAGTAGCAAAACTGAAGATCAAGCCTGAGATTGAGGTGCGTGAAGATGGCCTCATCTATGTCACGCCAGCAGAAGGGCAGAGCATTGAAGTTGCAATGGCTCTGGGCAATGCAAACCTCTGCAGTGCCCAGAGCATTTACTTCTCTGGTATCCAAATCAATGGCAAGGCTCTGGATGTCAGCCAAGAGCAGATTGACTTCAACAATGCAGATATGCGTGCAAAGGGGATTATGTAATGTGCGTTGAGTGCAGAAAGGATGTTGAGTCTCCCACTGCCTACTATCGCTGGAATAAGGATGGTGTCCCAGTGTGGTATTGCCCAAGCCACCAGAACCGGCTGACCTACCCATTTTGGGCAAATGGTGATGAATCATTTATTGTGGAGTGTTGCAAGTGCGAGGGGGTGGTGACAGCATCATGACCTACTCACTTTTTGACTTCCCTCCATACCAGAACACACCTACCAGCATTGATGCAGCTATTCAGATTGCGCCACAAGCGGAGTCGCTGAGACAGTTGGTGTATCAAGCATTGAAGAAACTCCCCATGACAGATGAGGAGATTGCAGAGTCCTGCAAACTGGCTCCAAACACAGCCAGACCAAGAAGGGTTGAATTAGTGAAAGAGGGAAAAGTGATTCAAGTTGGCACAGCCAAAACCAAGTCAGGTCGCACAGCAATCCTGTGGGGTGCAGTATGACCGACTTCAAGAACCAGACCCACATCAAGATGACATGGGAAGTTTTTCAGAAACTGATGGATGGACTGCAGGCTGGACTATCTGACCACTTCTACTGGCTGGACACTTGGGAACTGGCATACAGGGAGAGCGTTCCAGTTGATGAGGAAGAAGGAGAGGAAGAATGATCACCTTTGGATTTATGGTTTTTGTGACCCTTGTGGGTCTGGCTTTTGGGATACCAAAATGACCTTGACAGCAGTTTCCCTGTTTGCAGGTGTGGGTGGATTTGACCTCGCCATGCAGAGGAATGGGATTGATGTAGTGGCAACAGTAGAAATCGACAAGAACGCCAGAGGCGTTTTACAGCACCAGTTCCCCAAAGCAACACACTTTGAGGATGTAATGAAAGTGAGTGGAAGTGATCTCAGAACAGCAGGCTTTGTTCCAGACAGAGGAATTATCACAGGAGGTTTCCCCTGCCAAGACCTCTCGGTTGCGGGGAAAAGAGCCGGTCTTGCCGGACAACGCTCCGGTTTATTTTGGGAAATTGTTCGACTTGTGGATGAGTTATCGCCAAAATATCTCGTCTTGGAGAACGTGCCTGGCCTTTTGTCATCAAACGGAGGAAGGGATATGGGAACCGTTGTCGGGGCGCTTTCTGAACTCGGGTACGGCATCAGCTGGAGAGTGCTTGATGCTCAATACTTTGGAGTCCCACAGCGTAGGCGTAGAGTCTTCATTGTCGGATGTGCTGGAGACAGAGGGGACACATCTGCAGAAATACTCGCTATCAGCGAAGGCCTGCAAGGGAATCTTGCAGAGGGCAAGCCGAAGAGGAAAAAGTCTGCCACCAACACTGGAGCAGGCTCTCATGTGTTCGGTGAAACAGGATTTGCCAGATACACAGAGGGACAACTGAAAACTCTTAACGCAACTCAATACAAGAGAGGAACAGAGAATGTCGTGGTGGGTCAAGACAGTGAGATCAGGGAAGAGATTTGCTGATGGCAGTCTTCCAGCAGAAGTCTGGTCTGAAAATGCCACCATTCCGACTCTTAACATCATGGACAACACAGGTGAATCAAGAGCAACAGTCATCATTTTCCAAGCCCACCAAAGTGGGGAGGTAAGAGTGCAAGGTGACACAACACAAACACTGTCAGCCTTTATGGGGACCGGCGGCAACAACACACCAATGGTGGCTTACTCAGTGAGGGAAGATGCCAAAGCTAACAATTTCTCAGCAACTGAACTAAAAGTGAGCAATGCATTGAATGCCATGCAACCCAGTCCCCAGAGCCACCATGCTCAGACCTTTATTGCTTCACCACCTACAGTGCGCCGTTTGACACCAGTGGAATGTGAGAGGTTGCAAGGGTTTCCTGACAACTGGACAGCCAAGAGGGTTGATGACAAAAAAGGACTGACTGACCAGGCAGACTCATCCAGATACAAGCAGATGGGAAATGCTGTGGCAGTCCCTGTGGTGGAGTGGATTATGGCAAGACTGGTGGAGGCTGACAATGATCACAGTTGAAGCAGTCCATGAGGGAATTGCAAAGTGTCTTAGGCGCATTGATGAACTGGTGGAGGAGATTGCCAAAGCAGGGGATGATGCAGCTCACTTTGAGGTGGAGTTTAAGACTGCCTATTCCAAAGCCAGACTTCAGGTGAGGGCTCTCAGCAAGGAGAAGCTCACAGTGGATGAAGTGGCTGACAGAGCCCAAAGCATGGTTGAAGCAGAATTGCTCGCCTACAAAATCTCAGAAAACAGGCTGACCACTTGCAGGGAAGCCCTGAGAGCATCACAAGCAAGGCTGGATGGGCTGAGAAGCCTTCTGGCAAGTATCAGAGTTGCAACCACTTGATGTGACAGTGGCGCAGTAAGTTATAGATCAACTAAGACCCTGAGGAGGGACAATGAAAGTAGTGACAAGAACAGACATCCTCACCCATGAGGAATGGCTGGAAGCAAGAAGCAAGGGCTTTGGTGGTTCAGATGCTGGAACCATTGAAGGGATCAACCCATATAAGTCTCGTCTTCAGCTTTGGCTGGAAAAGACTGGAAGGGTTGAGGACACCTTCAAGGGGAATGAAGCCACCAGGCTCGGTCAGGCGTTTGAGCGACCAGTGGCAGAAATCTACGCCCAGATGATTGCTGAGCAAGGATTGGCTGTGGTGGCTTGGCCCGTTCTGCTTCAGGGAGCATATGAGTGGCAGTTGGCAAATGTGGACTTCTTCATTTGCCGTGTGACTGATGCCAATGTTGATGGGCTGGAACTGGGCAAGGTCAATGACCATGATGGCAAGTTCCCACCAGCAAACATTGAGCGCATCTTGGAGGTCAAGACCACTGGGCTGTCAGGTCGTGGGAATGGGCAGGCTTGGGCAGACAACAGTGTTCCGGCTGGATATCTCAGTCAAGGTAAGCACTATTCCTGTGTGACTGGAATTAAGGATGTCACCTTTGTCTGCCTAGTGGGTGGGCAGGGGATTGTCACCAGAGATGTGACCTTCACTGATGAGGAACTGCTGAACTTGGAGCAGGTTGAGTCTGAGTTTTGGGTGCAGGTCAAGTCAGACATTGAGCCAGAAGCACTGGGCAATGACTTGGATGCTCTAAAGACCCTTTATCCAGAAAGCACTGATGAGGTCATTGAGGCTGATGAAATTGTGCTGGGTCTGTATGAGGAATACAAAGCCCAGAAAAAAGTGGTGGAGACTGCTGAGGAAGAACTGAAGACTCTGAGGGCTCAGATTGAGCAGGTCATTGGATCAGCACAAGCTGTGACCTATGAGGGTGAAATCCTCTACACCTACAAGTCCAACAAGGCTGGGGAAACCTTTGATGCTAAGGCTTTCAAGGAGGCTCACCCAGACTTGGCAGCCCAGTTCACCAAAGTCAAGCCTGGCGCACGAGTTCTCCGGCTGGTGGCAGAATGAACTCACTCATCCTGATAGGAGACGCTCGCCAGCGCCTAGCAGAGCTGCCAGCAGGCTCGGCTCGCACCTGTGTCACGTCACCGCCCTACTTCGGGCTTCGAGACTATGGAGTGGACGGGCAAATCGGGCTGGAAGAAACGCCCGACGCTTACGTTGCCGAAATGGTCGCCCTATTCCGTGAAGTCTGTCGGGTATTAGCCGATGACGGAACGCTGTGGCTGAACTTAGGCGATAGTTTCGCAAAGGAAAAACAACTGCTCGGCATCCCGTGGCGAGTAGCGTTAGCTCTCCAGGCTGACGGCTGGTATCTGCGCTCAGACATTATCTGGGCAAAGCCCAACCCGATGCCAGAGAGCGTGACTGACCGCCCGACCAAGAGCCACGAGTATCTATTCCTGCTCACCAAGTCACCCCGCTACTACTACGACCACGAAGCAATCAAAGAGCCTGTTTCAGATGTAAGTCTGGCTCGCTCAAAGTATGCTTTCCACAGCGATAGGCCCAGCACCAAAAACGCCAGTATGGGCGGAGCAGGTATCCACACCGACCAAATGGGAGAGCGCTTCGTGAACCCAACGGGACGCAACAAGAGAGATGTCTGGACTATCACGACCAAGCCGTTTAAGGGCGCACACTTTGCTGTAATGCCCGAAGCGCTGGTCGAGCCTTGTGTCTTGGCCGGAAGCGCCGAGGGAGACACGGTGCTAGATCCGTTCACGGGCTCTGGCACAGTGGCAGTCGTGGCAAACCGACACGGGCGCAACTTCGTGGGGACTGAGCTGAACGCCGATTACGCAGAAATCGCCCGAGAGCGCATAACGAAAGACGCACCGATGCTGAACAAAGTGGAGACAAAATGAGCATCCGCAACGCCGCAGACTGCGAACACGGCTGGCACAGCGTTCTGACCTGCCCGTTCTGCCTACGCAACCAGAAACAGAGACTGACCGAGGAGAAAATCAAGGCCCTCGAGGAGACAGTCGAGCGCAAGGAGGCGCTCATCGAGGCGCTGAAAGGCACGATTGCCTACCTATCCGACCAAGTCGAGCACTACAAGAAACACTTAGGAGACCTAGATGAGACACTTTGAGCACTTCTGCCTACTGGTATGGATCTTCGGGGTCTACCTCGTGAGCTCGTGGGTATTCTGGAAGAAGCTCAGCAAGGACAAACTTACGACCACTGTGTACGTGGCCGAGCAGACAATCGCACTAATCCTCGCCAGCATCTTGCTGTTCGGACTATGGGAGATAACCAAGTGATTGAACTACGAGCCGACACCGAGGGCTTCCACGCCTCTCTCAAGGACGCACACCAGGCGATTACGGAGCACCGCCAGGCAACCTGCCCCCACGCCTACGAGGTGCTCGACTTCGACGGCAACCCCAGCCTGAAGCACTACACCAACATCTTCTGCCCCGACTGTGGGCTACGGATCGAAGCACCAGGCCCGACCAAGCCGTTCCAGCTCAAGCCTCACCAGCGATGAGCGAGGGAACACGCCCAGCCTGCCCGATTACGCACTCGAGCCTGGCGCACCCTCGAGCAAACCTACAGTTCACTAATCACCTGAGCATCACGTTCATCAAGGACGTGAACTACTGCCCAACCTGCGGAGAGAAACTATGAGCCCCGAAGAACGCCAAGCCCTACGAGAGAAGCACCGTAGAGACGAGGACGGCCTTGAGCCCTACTGCATCAAGTGCGAGTGGCCCCAAAGCGAAGTTCTGCTGGCCTCCCTCGAAGAAGGGGCTCAGGTCGAGTGCGGAGCCTCTGAAGATGGGATACACAAATACAGCGAATTGTTCTGGCACTGCACGTTCTGCTCTGAAAACGGCTACCTCGTAGAGTTCCCCTGCGACGTAATCAAGGT